TTTGCTCCAGACCTTGTTGGAAAGGTAGGTAAAGAAGTTCCTATGCTACTAAGAGAAGGTTCTAAATCTGCTATCCCTGCAACTGGTAGATTATTAGGTCAATCAGCTGTAGTAGGAACAGGTCTTGCAGCAGCTGGAATGTTAGACCAGCAGTCTGATTACAGTCAGCCAATGTCTAACTCTGTAGGTAATGCTGAGATTGATAGATTCTTAATGAAACAAGCTTTACAACAGCAGCAGTTTCAACATAACCTTGCCTTAGAACAAGCAAGAGCAGAAGCTAGAACGCCAGGTGCTCAGTTTGGTGGATCTTTATTAGATTATGCTAGAGCAGAACAAGCTTTAGTAGAGGCAGGAGAAGTGACAAACAGAGAAGCAAAAGATATAGCTAGAAGCATATATGGAACAGGTCTTCGTGCTTACTAATTTTATAATTATGAAAAAGATTTAAAAAAATGGCTAAAGAAGATAAAAAAGAAGAAGCTAATGGTTTTTTGAGTAGATTTAAGAGTAATATGGCGGATTATTTTAAAGATAATCCTAATGCTTTTGACTTTACTAATCAAGGTGGACAGAGTACTAGCGACAAAGTAGCTGCTTTCACAGATCAGTTCGAAGGTAGTTTTGATAAAGTTGCAGATGGATTTGGTATATTCCAACCTCGTACTAATCCTATGAGCGTAATACCAGGCCAGCAGGGAAGTCCAGGATTATTACAGCAAATAGCAGGACCAGTGGCTGGAGCTGCAGCAAGTGCTTTATTTCCTTGCGATATGAGATTGAAGCATGATGTAGATTGTCTGACAGATATGAATTTGGTAAAAGATGACTTAGCAGATGTAGCTTATTTTGTAAAAGAACTACAAGATAGTTAGAGCAAAGAATAGTTAATTTAAAATATTTATAACAAGTATTTAGAAAGAAGAGATGGCTCCCGTCGCCCCTGCAGTATTAATGGCTGGTAAAGCTTTAAAATTTTTACCATATATAACTGGAACCCTTGGAGGAGTACAAGGATTCAGGCAAGGTGGTTTAGGAGGAGCAGTGACAGGTGCTGGAATGGGTGCACTAGGAGGTTTTGGTCTTGGTGGTCCTTTAAGAGGATTAACTGCAAAGGGTATAAGAATGGCAGGATCTGCTGGAGCAGTAAAAGGAGCACAAGGACTTATAGGTAGAGTTGCTCCAAATTTAGCTGATGTTCCTGCTGGTTTAGTAAAGGGTAATCTACAAAAGATAGCAGGGATTGGAATACCACTCGCAGGTATAGCAGGAACAGCACAATTAGCTGGAGTAGGAATGGGAGGAGCAGGTAATGTTGGTAGAAGTGCATTAAGTTTAGGTGGATATGGAGTAACAGGAGGAGAAGGCATGGGAGCTGGTGGTACTCCATTACCTCCAGGAATGGGTCAATTTGGAGGAATATCTCCAACAGGTGATCCTCTAAGTGTATTAAGTCCTTTAGGTTTAGATGCAGGTAGAAGATTAAGATCAGTAAAAGATGCTGAGACACTAAGAGATGCTACAAATATTCTTCTTCCAACAGTCAGGAAGTTCTCTGAACAGGCTAAGAGAGATGACTTTGCTAGAGATATGGCTAGTGCTGGTATAAAACAAAATATTCTTACAAATGCAGCTCTTACTGAGAATATGCAGAGAGCTGGACTTAACATGGGCTTAACTGCTGCACAGCAAGCTGGTCAGGCTCTAACTGCTAGATACAATTATTAATTATGTCAGAGCATACACTATCTGGTGTTGACCTAACAAACGGCAAGAGAGTAAATCTTAACTTCACTTCGGGCGACCTACTTGGTACTGGAGATCTTTTTGACACCACAAAAATAGTTGAAGATATAACAAAAAACAAAAAAGAAAAAGAAAAGAGTAATATTGAGAAGGTAGATACTTTTGTAGAAAAAGTAGAAAAAGAATCTCCTTATGAGACACTTACAGACGCTTTTGGTGGAATAGAAAAATTACCAACTGATCTTCAACCAATTACAGGAATAAAGGATAGTTCTAATATTCTTGGTACGATATTGGGAGATGAAAGTAAAAGAGTAGTAGATACTAGATTTGATGTTGAAGGGTTGAAAAAAAATGAAGAGATTAGACTAATGCCCTATACAAAACCTGAAGATCAAAAATACTACATAGCTGATAAAAGAGCCCCTGGAGCTTTTACTTTAGGTGGTACTCTTGCAAGTTTAATTGATACACTTACTTTTCAAAAAACTGATCTAGATAAATTAGGTACTAAGTTTCAGCCTAGAATAGCAGCAATTAAAGAAAGACAAATAGATTTAACAGATCCTAAAAATTTTAAACTAAGTAAGATTGAAAAAGATCTTGTAGATAAAGAATTAAAAGATAGGGGTATTGATACTGTAGAAGAAGATGCAACTTCAGGAGTTGATAAGGCTACAACAAAATCAATAGAACAACAAAAAAAACAAACAAAGTTTGATAGAGGAGAAAGATTAAAAGATGCACTTCAAACAGCTGGTATAAACTTTGCAACAATGCCTATTTACACTAGGATCTTAGAAGATGCAGCTAGAAGAAGATTAGAACTAGATAAAGCAATGTTAGGTGCTAGAGAAATGATGCCTTCTAATATTCAAAACATAATGTTATCAAAGCAGTCACAAAGAAGTTTGGCATCTTCTGCTTTTGCTGAAGAGCTCAAAGCAGTTGCAGCTCAGCAGGATGCTGCTACAAAATTTGCAGGTCTTGGAATGCAACGTGCGTTTGGACAACCTAACCCTACAAGTTTTAGGGCTTAGGGTTGGCTAACTTAAACTTAAAGAGTTATTAGAGGTACAGCACCATGATGGGAGGAGGATCCCCACCACCACCACAGATAATATATCCACCACCAGCTCCAGCTCCTGCTCCAACAACGCAGGTTCCAACTCAAGCTCTTGCTAGTCAATCTGCTTTAAATGAAGTAAGTGGAAAACAGCAAAGATTGAACATGGAGTTAGGTGCTCAATTAGATAGAACTAATGCAGAATTCTTCACTGGTCAGGATATCCGTCGTGGTCAGGCAGGTGCTGCAGAAGATAGATTAACTATTGCTAAAACAGCAGAGGAGAATCGTGCTCTTCAAAGAGTTGCTGGTCAAGAGGCTCGTGCTCAGACAGCAGAAACTGGTCTACAGTATAGAAGAGGATTAGAAACTGCAGGGGAACAGGATAGAGCATTAACAAGAGAAACAGGTAAGGAACAGAGAACAACAGACTTGCAAAGAGAGATGTTCCGTCGCTATAAAGAGAATAGAGATTTCGAACAGGCTCAGAGCCAATACAGAACATGAAGAAATGGATTCAGACTTTATCTAACAAAGATCGTGAATCCTTTCTTGAATTTTGTAAAAAAGCAAGTTCTCCAATACAGATATACTTATTTTCCCGTTTTTTAGGTTTTCAAGGGACAGTTGTGGAATGCAACGAATGGTCTACGAAAGAATTTAAAAAACGAAATTTTAATGTAGTTTTAGAATCTGAAATAGATAATATGCAGATTGATATAAATAAATTACGTGATGCAATAGATATGGGGATCGTTAAACAAGATATGGGTGCAGCAAGAATAGCAATGCTTCAAAAGGAATTACGTGGAGCGATAAAACAAATAGAAGATAAAAAGATTTTGCAGGATAAACAAGGATTAATTCTCGCTGGTGCAGATAGAGCATTACGTGAGATGTTATCTATCTTTAGAGATGATCCAATTGAAGGACCTTTACAGGAAGCATCAATGGGAGTGTGGACAAAAATTCTTCAAGAAGAATCTTAAGCAAAAGTACGCTAAGCTACATTTATGGCAGGTACAAGTATTTACAGCGTCTACAGGCGTACAGCCAGGGCAGCTGCAAAACAACAAGTAGTTAAAAAGACTTCAACTGTTGATGTAGAAAAGGCTAGAAAAAATTTTGCATATTTTTGTGATGTCGTAGGGGGGAAACCTCCTGCGAAACACCACCTTGAGTGGCACAAATATTTATGTACAGGAGATGATAGTGAATGTCTTAAGAGTATTGCTGGTCCTAATATTGACATCCTGGCTCCTAGAGGATCTGCTAAATCTACCGTATTAGGCTTATATACAGCATGGTCTATTGGCATACATGCTTTAAATAAAATGCCTTTAAAAATTTTATATATTTCATACACTGTTGATGTAGCTAGACCAAAGAGTGCAGCAATAAAAAGAATAATTGATGAAAGTAAAGTTTATAAAGAAATTTTTCCTATGGTAAAAATTGCTAAAGGAATAAATTCAAATGAATATTGGAGTATTGATTGGAAGTTTGCAGGAATAAAATCTACTGGTGAGGAAGAATTTAGTGTTTGTTGTGCAGGATTAAAAGGTGCTGTTACATCAAAAAGATCTCATCTCTGCATAATTGATGACGCAATAAAAAGTGCTGATGATATTAAAAATAAAGATATTCGCCAAGCTATGGAAGATAACTGGAATGCCGTTATTGTTCCTACTATGTTTGAGGGTGCAAGAGCTATTTGTTTAGGAACTAGATTTAGACATGACGATATTCATAGTAGTACTTTTCTTCCTGCTAATGGTTGGAAACAAATAGTTCAATCTGCAATAACTGTAGATAAAGAAGGAGAAGAAATATCATACTGGCCTGATATGTGGTCTTTAGATTATTTAAGTCAAAGAAGAAGAATAGCTCCAATAGCTTTTAGTTTTCAGTATCAGAATCAAGTTGTACAAACTAGTGAATTATCTCTATCCCCAGACTTAATTGTTAAAGGAACTATATCTACAGATTTTGATGCTTTAGGAGTAGGCGTAGATTTATCTGCTGGAGTTAGAGAAAGAAATGATTACACAGTATTTGTAATGGGTGGCAGAGTAAAAGATAAAATCCATATTGTGGATTGTAAACGAGTTAGGGTGATGGGAAATTTAGAAAAATTAGAACTTTTAATGGAAATGATGGAAGAGTGGGGAGTAATTATGAAAGATGGAAAAAATTATTTCCCTACAGGAACTTCATTACATATATGGTCTGAAGCAGTCGCATATCAAGCTTCCTTAGAAGCAGACTTTAAAAGAATATGTCAAACAGAGCAAGGTTTATATAATTTAATTTGGCATCCAGTAAAAGGTTTCCGTGGAGACAAAGTTGCAAGATTTCGTGGAATTATGGGACTTTTTGAACAAAGAAAAATCATTTTTAATAAGTATCGTAAGTTTGGTGCTCTTACAGATGAGATAGTTAATTTTGGAGTTAGCTCACATGATGATTGCGTAGACGCTTTAGTTTGGCTATGTAATGGGTTAATGACTCGTGGAAAACTTGAGTTAGAGTATTGAGGATTTAAACTAGAAGTACTAACAATGCCAGAACCAACTTTTTACAAACTTGAGCTTGAGCAAGATGCTTATGGTTCAGCTGTAATTTCTTTACCTGATGAGCTATGCCATGACATGGCACTTCAACCAAATGAAAGGTTTGATGTTGAAGTTGAAGGAGATGTAATTACTTTAAAGCGTTTACATGCTGGTTATGTCATTGACCAATAGCAAAAGGATCTAATTAATGGAGAGTAATAGTAAAGCTGTTCTTGATGAAATGATTAAATCCGTCATTACTCGTGACGGTAAAGGATCAGCTGATACGATGCTGGTCAGTTCTCACTTATCCCAAATGAAGATGTTTGGTATAAGACAGGGAGTTGAGTTTTATCCACAACAAGATAATTTTGGAACACAAAGATTTGATTTTATTCAGCAGGTTATAAGATTCAATCAATTAGATGCGAGATTAGATGCAATATGGGATAGATTTTTAGCGTATGGAAAAGGGCTTTTTTATATAAGACCCACAAAAAAATCTTACAGGATTTATTGGTTTAATAAAGATTCTTATAGAACATATTATTCTCCAGAAGGAGAGCTTGAAGAGGTAGTAATTATTTATCCATACAAGGTTAAATCTTCTAAAGGTTTTTCTGGAGTTGGTTTAAATACAGATAAAAGATATATGAGATTAAAAATTACTGCTACGGAAATAGAAGAATATCATTCAGAACAAGAAATAAAATTTGATCAAGAAAATACAAATTTTGCGACTTTTGATAAAAAAGTTGTAGAAAATACTATGGAGTTTATTCCATGCGTTGAGGTATTTAACAATCCCGACGCATTTGGAACTGATGGATCAGGGGAATTTGATTTTATTGCTAATCAAATTACTGCTCATGATGAAATGGTAAAAAATATAAGAGCGAACTTATCATTCTTTGGTAATCCAACTCTTCTATCATCTAGACCAAAACAAGATATTGTAGAAAGTGACTCTGAAACAGCACAAAGACCAAGTATATCTAGTCAATCAGGTTTCGCTTCAAATGTTGATTTATTTAGTTCTACTTATAAGCAGGATCCAATAACAAGACAGCAGCCTGGATATGCAGGAAGACCAGGTAGTGGAATGAGAGTTCCTAGAGTTATCGCTAACTTAGAGCCATCTGACAGAGTAGGGTTTATAACTCCAAATGCTGTTAGTTCTGATCAGGCTAGATTCTCAGAACAGCTTAGAAGTGAGATTAGATTAGCTCTTGGAGGTATAGATGATTTAAGTATCACTAACGTCACTGCTACAGAAATCAAATCTGCATATGGTCGTGTAAGTGCAACAGCTAAAAAGAAATGTTTACAGATTTACCAGTATGGAATTTGTAGAGTTTTTGAATTAATTATTTTCCAAGAAGAACAAATTTTTAGAAAATCATTAGCGTTTGCTTCAGGAATTAAATATCCAGAATTACCACAAAATGATGAAGATCCAAAAGCTTTAGAAAAGTATGAAAAACAAAAAGTTAAGTATGAACAAAAACTGCAACAAGCAATTGATACTGCAGTAGAAACAAGAGAAATTCCTGATGGTGTTTTAGGACTAGCACCTGATGGAGACAGAACAGTTCTTTGGAGATGGATGGGTCCTGTTTATGAGGATACAGCTCAAGATAAACTCAATCAATCTATCTTTACTAGAAACCTTCAAGAATTGGGGGTTGATAGTATAGAAGCACTGAAGTACTTATTTCCTTCAAAAACTGACGACGAAATTGCAGCGATGCTTTCTGGTTATCCGTTTAGAATGGTAGGTGAAGTACAAAGGGCATATTCCGCATTTATTGACTTAATAAATCAGGAAATGCGAACCCCACATCCTCAGCAGCCTAACTTACCGATGGCAGCTGACCCACGTTTGGATTTAACTCCATTCTTATATCGAACATTAGAAAGTTTACAAAAAGAGGTAACTTATGCAGGACGCTACCGCTCAGCAGACCCAATCAGCACCCCAGACATCCCCGACCCAGCAGAGCAGCTACGTGGCTCCTCAAACAGCCCAAGCTCCTTCCGTGGCAACTTCCCCCCAATGGGTGGCTCCAACACAACCCCAACAGGCTCCAGCTCCAGTAGCCCAAGCCCAGATGGGGGTACAAGGGATCCAATACAACCCTACGCAGTATCAGCCCCAGACACAACAGGCAACTCCACAAGCGGAGAACCCTTACAAGGACGCATTCAACAGGGTAGTGGGACTCCTGAGTTCACCAGTTCAATTCCCGTTCCAGGGTCAACAGTCAGCAACGACTCCAGCAGCAGACCAAGCCAATTACGGATACCAACAAACAACCCCATACAGCAACGGGGGTCAGCAGACTTATATGCCTTCGAGCAACAGCAGCCAGGCATACTCCAACAACTCTTCCCAAACTTCTCAGGAGATAACCAACGACCAGCTCCTAGCCAACGGGGTAAGCGAGCAAAGTCTTGAAGTAATTAATCACTTTGGTGCAGATGCTCCAGCAGTGCTTAATAATTATGCTTGTCAGATTGAAGATGCGTTAATCACAACAAACTCTCAATTACAAGAAGCAGTTGGATTACTAAAAGAGATGTCAGCAGAGCATAAGGCATATGAAAAGATTCTTACAGATCCAGATGTATTAGCTGATTACACATGTGAGTTCTTTGGTCCTGAAGGACCTTATCCAGTAGAAGATGAAGCACCAGCTGCTCCAACTTTTGCAGGTCAGCAACTACCTAACCCAGCTGCTGCACAAGGACAAGCTCAGGCTCAAGCTCCAGCTAGACCTCAAATGCCTGTTCCTCCACAGCCACAAGCTCCTACAAATTCACAGGACTTCTGGAAAGATTTCGGTGGAGCAGCCGATAGAGATCCACAAAATGCTTGGAGATACCTAAATGCTGCACAGCAGAATCCACAAGTATTCCGTGAGAAACTTCTCGTAATGGAATAATAAAAAAAGGGGTGATTTTTAAAATTTCACCCCATTTTATTTTTTAACTATGAAACAAAAAAAAGCCAGCACTACAGAAAAAGCAGATAAATTTTTACAGAGTATAGGAACTGCAGGAGGTGCTATAGGCTCTCCACAGTTAATAGGATTTGGTGGTATGGATACTATGTCTCAAGTTGCTGCTGGTAATAGAGATGAATATGCCAATATAAGAATGAAACAAGGAGATACAAGAGTTGTTGAAGGAGCAAAAATGCCTTCAGATTTAGATGCTTCATATTTAAAATTAAATTTACCGGGATCTCCTTTACCAGCTAATGGTTTATTAGTTCCTCAGAATCTAAGAGCTGCAGAAAGAAATCAAGATATGATTGGTGTAAGTGAACAAATGTTCTTAGCAAAATATTTACCAGCAGCTGGATTAAGTCAATTACCTGTAGGTCAGCCTCCTTTAGAATCAAAGAAAGGTAAAAAGTAAATGGAACACGCAAAAGCAAAAAAAGCTAAGAAAATGGCAGAAGATTTTATGGCAGCTGCAGCTATAGAAGAACAAATGGCAATGGCGAGTCAACCTGATTTACAACCTGCGGATGGATATGTAACTCCAATGCATAGAATAGGTGTTGTTCCTTCAGCACAATATTCATTAGGAAATATGACAGATGGATATACATCACGTCAGCAAGAGAACGTCATAATTTAGGTAAAACTTATATAATCTCGTTTATTAAGGGTAAGTATAATTGTACTTAATGGAATTTATTTTCCAGTTTCAAATGAACACAATTGTGTGTTCGCTATCAGCAAACGTAGCTGACTTCTAAAAATGTTTATAGATAACGATTTTCCGAAGCTGCTTGGTGCTGAGTTATATAGACCTCATCCTGCGTATATCGTAGAAATGGCTTCCGAGCCTGTGGTTGTACATGACTTCACTAAGCAGCCAGGTCAGACCGTTCAGTTAGACCGCTACCGTTTCTTTGGCAATCCTGGAACTAAGACCTCTAGAGAGAGGACTCAAGACCAGACAATTGGCACAGCAAACAGCAGATCTATCGTAAAGGACAAGGTACTTGTATCTCTTAGGGAATATACAGGTCCTGCTGACCCTAACAACACAAGCCTACCTAGCACATTTAAGATTGCTAGAGAAACCCTAATGACAGCTCAGCGTCTATTGCTTGATACTGGAAACTTAAATATGTTCCATCAATCAATTGGTTCGTTGACCTTGTTAGACGATTACCGTAGATGGAGAGACAGAGTATTCATTGATGAGCTATTCAAATCTGAATCTCGTGGTGCTGCATCTGATACACAGGGTGGTTATTACTATCCAAATGGTAAGACAAAGTCAAACTCAACAACATTGAATGCTTATTCTGCTACAGAATATGCTTCTGAAAGATTTAAATTCAATGTAAAGACTGACCTTCTTGAGGTAGTTAAGAGTTTAAGAAAGCGTCACGTACCTGTATTCGCAGACGGATATTATCGTTGTATAGCAGATCCTTCATTCATGAAAGATCTAAGAGCCGATCAAGGCTTCCGTGAAATAGCAAGATATCCAGGAATGGGTCAAGGTTCACCTTTAATGGGTGCAATGGCTCCTAACCAAGCAATCTATGCTGGTGGACAGTATGGACAAGCTCAGTTCGTAGCTGGTGAACCAGTTATGCCTTCTGGATTCGTGTTTGAAGGAGTTAGATTCTTCGAATCTACAAACTTCCCATCTAAGACAATTACGGTCGATATTGGAGATGGTGGCGGAGCAGTATCAAAGACAACTCCAGCAGGATTGTTCTTTGGTCCACAAGCAATTGGTGTTGGTATTGGCGGTCCTAACGCTCAAGTTTTAATTAACAATAATGATGATTTCTCAAGATTCATTATCCTTATATGGCAGCTTTATGCTGGTTTTGCAAACTTGAATAAGGACTTCATTACCACTGCCTTCACAATTACAGAGTAATAGGAGGTATTAACTAATGGCAACTTACAAGAGTGACGCAGGAGCAATCCTAGAGCCAGGTAATCAGATTAATCGTTTATCATCTTTCAACCATGAAGGTGTTAAGGGATGGCCTGGAGTTGAAGCTTTCGAGCAAATTGGTTTTGTAAAAATCAATAATGCATCAGCTGATAAAGCTAGTTTCAAAAGCTTTGATATAACTGTACCTTCTCCTGATAGAAGAGTCAGTGATCGTGTTAGAGATGATCGTACAACTTTAGTTGTAAAAGCAAGTTCAGCTAGACCAGCATACGTTTATGGTGCGTCTATATCTCTTGCTCAGGATGATCCTTCAGGTGGTCTTCCTTCTTTTCCAGCATCTCCTATCACAGCTGATCTTGGTGGAACCAATACAGAAATTCTTCTTCTTGGTCCTAACAATGGTGGTTCACCTTTCGGTGTACCTTCAACTCAGCAAAATGGTTTAGCAGCAGCTTCCAGTTCTTTAACATTTAGTGGAACAACTATTTCTCAAGGAACAGGATCAGTTACAACAGCAAAACTACCTTTCTGGACAGTCGTTACAGGTGGTGGTATTACTGCAGCTAACGCAGCTAATTCCATGATGTATAAGGTTACAGCTGACACTACATTCAAAGTGTTCAACATCAACGCAATTACAGATACTTCTGTCAATGGCGATGGTGTTTTCATATCTGCAGATGACATCACTGCAGGTAAAGCAGCTTACTTAGTTTGTCGTGTTAACTACTTACGTCCAGCAGCAGAGGTTGCATGGAGTGATATTTCATCCTTCATCGACTTTGCTTCTCAAGTAGGTGGAACAGACTCATAATTCATATTTTTAGAATTAGTTGGAAAGGCGAGTCTTTATGGCTCGCTTTTTCATTGTCAAGAAAAATTTATTGAGTTATTCTAAATAAAGAAAGATTTTTTTAAAATTATGTTGTATCAACACAAAATTACTGGAGGCATAGTAGAGAAGATATCTCAGCATGGAGAAGGTGTTTCTATGGTTATAAATGCTAATGATGAGACTGAATATGTAAATGATGAAGATTTAATTCCTTGTGTAGGAGCTACCAGTGAAAAAATAAAGACAGAAGAAAGATTAAAAGCAGAATTAAATGCAGGCGGAGATAAAGATGCAAAAGTATCTAACAGAGAAACTTTTCCTGTAGACACCAGATTAAATATAAATACAGCTGGAGCAAGACAAATTGCAGATGCTCTGCCAGGAGTAGGTTTAAAGACAGCTAGAGATATAAAAGATTTACAAACAACTTTATCTGGTGAAAGATTTACAAAGTTAGAACAACTTAGAGGTATTAAGCGTATTGATTGGGATGAAATATTTAAAGAAAACTTAGTGAGAGTAGACTAGTAACAGGTAAATTTCCCTGTTTGAATGAAGCTCGATACCTTTATACAATCAAAAGTACGTTGGCATTTAGGTTATAACATAACTTCAATACCAGCTGGTGACCAAGCCAGATTAGAAGAAGCATTAAATAATGTTCAGGATTCTTTTTGGGTTAGTAAAATCATTGAGCAAATAGGACGTTGTGATGAAGCAGAGAAAAGAACTGATATGACTGGAAGTATTAATAACGATACGATTCCAAGAAATAGAATCGAAAGTATTGCTGGTGACGTTGATAGAACAGTCGCAACTTCAGATTTTCGTGAAACTTTAAAAACTTGGACAGAAATTTATATTTATGAAACTGATAGATTAGCAATGCATTTATACGTTCCTAACTACAGAAATCCAGCTCAAGCAAGGTATAGATTTAATAGAGAAGGTGCAGAGTTTATTCAAGCACTTCCTGGGCCAGCTGATGTAGCTGTTGGGACAAGATTACTTTTAGAAGTAAGTCATAGATAACTATGGTTTTACCTACTACAAAACTTGGATACACATTAGGTGTAAAAAGAGATAGAGATATTATTAGCCCAAGAGAAAGGCAGAAAGCCAGTCCTTTCAAAGGTAGACGTACTAGAATGGCAGGAGAAAAGCGAATAGATTTATTTGCTGTTCGCCCAGATGAAGCACCTTTTTCTTATACAAAAGGTACTAATCTACCTAAACGATTTACTCAAACTTTAGACATTCCAATTGATAGGGAGGAGGAAGACTAAATGGCAGACAAAAAAGGTAAAATGCCACCACAATTATTAGAATATTTTAAAAACAAAAATAAAAAGAAGGAAGATGGTAAGGAAATGTCTGATAAAGAAAAGCGTAAAGAAGCTTTAGATAAAGCAAGAGAAGCTAAAAATAAAAAAGACGATAAGAAAGATAAGTAAAAAGCCTTCCTATATAATTAAAACAAGTCCTATGAATAAATAACGTGGCAAGTAGTAGTTCAAACAAACAACCGTTAATGGTTGATCGCCCAGCAACAACCTCAACACTATGTACAGTTGCGTCGGGACAATCATTTCTAACAAGTTTAATTCCAACAGCTGTTGGTAATGCAACAAAAGTATTTGATGTTGACTCTGTATTAACTGATACTTCGATTAGTGGTGCTTATATTGATGAAATTTGGTTTACATATGCAAAAAGATCTATACAAAAACTTGATGCAGTAACTCCTACTCAAGGAACTTATTCAGCAAACAGCACGACTTGCACAGTAACTTTATCAGGTGGTCATAATTTAGAGATAGGTCAAAAAGTATTTTTAGATTTTCTTACATATAGTTCAGGGGTTGTTCCAAAGGATGATACTTTTGAAGTTGCTGATACTGTCAACTTTACTGCTACAACTTTTGATGTAACTGTACCTCATTTAGGAGGAACTATAACTGGAAATGTTAATGTCACTTTACCCATTGATTTTTGTTTTTATCTTGTTAGCACAGGTACAATTACAAATATTAATCAATTCTTCCCCTTATTTACTCAGAGTATTCCACAAGTATCAGAGAACCAAATATTAAGTACAACACTTACAGAAAAATTACCTTTAATTAATCATCCTACAGTTCAGTCAGGAGCTTTAAATTTTGCAGGATCTAATAATGAAATTGCTCCAAAACAGAGAGGATTGATGTTAAGAAGAGGTCAGGCTCTATATGTAGCTGCTAGTGGTGCTACTGCATTAACAAATGGATTCTACTGCAACATACAGGGCGGTTTCTATTAAAGATTATGTCATTCGGATTTAAAAAATTCGAAGATAAATCAAATTTCGAATTAAAAAATAATTTTAAAAATTTTGAAAATATACCAAAAAGACCTAGTGTTTATCCGAGAGGATCTGATGGATATGCATTAGAGAGTGAAGTTAAATTTTATAATCAAGATTCTTTATGGACTAGGTGGAGAAGAGGCTATGAATTATATACATTTACACAGCAGATATTAGGATCTACTGCTAAAGAAAGAGATAAGAGAGGAGACTATAGATTATTTTTTACTTTTCAACAATTTCCTGGAGTTTTTATACCTGCCAGAATATTTACTTTTCCATCAACAAATCAAGAATTAGGTGAGCACATATGTGGGATGAGAGATACGGATGGATTCAGCTTCTACGATTTTGGATTACCAATACTAGATGTTAGATATTTAGCACCTCAAGTAAATGCCACTTATTCACAAAATGGAACTACTTTAGTGGTAACAAAAAATGATCATGGTTTATTTCCAGGTGATGATGTTTATTTAGATATATCTACAGGTAGTGCGACAGATGAGACTTTAACAATTATAAGTAAGACACAGAATACTTTTACCTTAACTGCATCAGGATCTGCAACAACTTCAGGTAATGTTGTTTATCACAACTCGACTGCTTTTAACGATACACGTTGGAGATTTGTAAGAGTAAAACTCAGATCATTACCAACAGAAGTTGCTTTCTTGGCAGGAGAGAGGATGGCAGATCGCATAGTAGAAAGAGATTCAGGTATATCTTCAACATATGCAAGATCAGGTTCTACAGTCACTGTGACTTGTAGTTCTGCTCATGGTTTATCTACAGATAATAAAGTGTTTGTTGATGTAAGTACAGGAGCTGTTATTTCTGGTAGATATACAATCGAAGTTACTAGCCCTACACAATTTAAATTCACTACAATTCCTACTGGGACGACTTCGGGTAATTTAACTTTATTTAGATTAATTAGAGGATTTAGATATGACGATTATGTCGGATATACAGTTACTGGATCTGATGCAAGCACAAATGAAATCATCTTTCAAAAAGCAGATAGCTACGGAGCAAAAACTGTAGATACAATTGCTAAGACAACTGTCCCTGCTCATAGAGGTTTTGCAGTAGGAAGATTCTTAACTACAGAATTAAGATGGAATTGTTCTTGTCAAGATTTCTCAAGAAGAGATAGTTATGATTTATTTAGTCAGAATAATCATGAAAGATTTCCTGTAACTGCAATTCGAGATACAAAACCAGGAAATATAATTCAAAATGATGGATCTATAGATGAAAGAAGAGATGAACCTGGTGTATTTAAGGACTTGGGTTATGTCACAATAAATAATTTCTATGAGTTGCCAGAATATGAAGATGAAAAACAAGATTCTTTTCAAAATTTACAATATTATCAGTTACGTTGGTGCAAGCATATTTACGCTGCTATGTGGTCGATACTCCATGATGAAGGCAATGAGCCACTGAAATTAGCTGCAAAATATAATCAAAATGGAGTTAATATCACTGTAGATTTTGAAAATCATAATTTAAATAAAAACGATAAAATTCAATTAAATTTTACAAGTGGAAATGCAATATCAGGAGAATATACGATTACTGATGTTCCTAATCCAAATAGTTTTACTGTTGTTTATCCATTTACACAGACTACTGGTGGATATGTAACTGTAGAAAATTTAAAAAAACATGAGTATGTCGGAGCTTGGTTATTAGAACCTAGTGATAAACCAATCGGAAAAGGTTTAGAAAGTTGGGAGAAGAGATGGGCAAAAGAAAAAAGAAAAATGCAAGAGGCTGTTGAAATTTTTGCTTTATATAATCGATCAACAAAATGGGAAGGTAATAAAAATATTATTGGTGATTTTAATTTACCGCAAGATGTGGCTAATTTTGACCCATCTGTTATAGCTATGACTTTAACTGATAGTTTAAAAAGAGATGAAACAGGAGGATTGAACAGATCAGGTAAAGCTTTCAATACAACAAATAGAATGATTGCGATGGTTAATAAATTATTTAATAAAGCTCCTACAGTTTTAGATGATATTAAATTTGGAATTGTGAATAAACCATTATCAGAATTTACTAATGTTTTTGAAGCTGGATTACTAAAAGCTGGTGATTATATAAATGGAGAGTTGTTAGATGCTGCAGTTAATACAAGTAATATGGATGCTGGAACATATAATCCAGAGACTGCCCAAGATACAGTAGTAGATGCAGGACTATATATAAATGTCTAATTATGGCAGTACAAATTCAATCTCGTAGATCAAGCACAGCACATGACAGACCTTTCCCAATAAGATTAGGAGCTGGTGAATTAGCAGTTAACAATAATAATATAAGTCCAGGTTTATTTTTTGCAGATAATACTGCATCTCCTAGTACAGGTTTAATTAAAGTAGGTCCTGTTCATATTGGATCTACTGCACCTAATAGTTCTCCTGCTGGATTTACATCTTCTAGTAAGGGTGAAACTTGGTTAGATACAGCTAGTACACATATATTTAAAGTTCATGATGGCTCTGCATTTCAAATTGTAAAAGCAGTTGCATCTGTTTCTGCTGGATTGCCTGCTAACCCTGTTAATGGACAATTAGTTTGGGATACAAATGGTGGTGGGGCTCTAAAAATATATTTATCTTCACTTGGTAACTGGCAGGCTGTTTAATTATTTATTTAATAGATGATCTAAAATTCTATCTAATTTAGAATGCACCGCTTGCATTTCTCTTAAAAAATCTTCTTTTAATACATAATCATGCAAGACTTCATATTTTAATTTTTCTACGTTTTTTTCAATATTATCAAATCTTCTATCTAATTTTTTATTAAAATTTCCCAAAGCTCTAGTTATACCAGCAAAGGCTCCGATACTTCCCGAAATAATAGCTGCAATAACTTGAGGTTCCATACCTTAATTATAATAGTAGGCACAGTTTAAAATAGATAATTATATGCAAATATTATGGCTACAGGGTACGAACCAAATATAGAAGGTGCTATTACTGTCTTAGTTGATTTGATGACAGGTAATAGCTTTACAATGACTCGCTCACCTTATGAGCCAAACTTCAGAGGTTTAACTGATGCAATCATTGATTTAAAAGAAGGTTTTCCAACATTTGCTCCTTTACAGATCGGATTCGATGCCGAAACATTTGAAGCAGTTGCAGATGGAGATGCATTATTTATTAGGACTTCCGACGGTAAAGTAGGCAAAGCTAGTGCAGCAGATGGAACTTTAGAAAATGCTACAGTGGTTGGGTTTGCAAATACCGCTGGAATTACAGGAGCAACAATAAAAGTTGTGGTTGTTGGTATTAAAACTTTTACAGGTTTAAATGCAGGAGATTTACATTTTCTTTCACCTACTACTGCAGGTGCTATAACTACGACTGCACCATCAAGTGCTGGTCAAGCAGTAGTAAGAGTTGGAGAGAGTGTCACCACAACAGAGTTTGCAATACAACCTGAACCACCAATTCTTTTAAGATAATGTCTAGTGTCGATGTAAACCAACCCTACTCTCCTAATTATGTGGGATTTGTAGGTTCTCTACAAGATCTAAGATCTACAATGCCTAATCAAATAGTTTTTAAAGTGGTTGGGTATAGAGCTGAGTGTTTTGAAAATGTTAATCAAGGGGAAGCTTTATTTTGTAGAGATAGTGATGGAAAATTAGGAAAAGCTATTGCTAACGATACTAGAGAAAAAGCTAAGGTAGCTGGTTTTGCTGAAACGACGCAAACTGCTGGTCAGGAAGTCCGTGCAATAGTAAGAGGAATTATAGCGACTTCTGGATTAAATGCAGGAAATAGTTATTTTTTATCTCCTTCTAGTGCTGGGGGCATAGTTGAAACGGCTCCTACAACATCTGGACAGTTTGTTGTACCTGTAGGAAAAGCTGGGACTTCTGCACAATTCATTATAAAAGTAGAGCCTGAGATACTTCTTTCCTGATATTTGGTAGTCGTAAAATAAATATAAATAAGTTCTTTTGGTTAAGGACTTGATCGAGATATTAAATGGCAACTAGGAAGGCGTTAGTACTTGTTTCTGGTCTTTTTCAGGAGTTAAATTCTTCTTCTGATAAATTAGATTTTGCTGGAAATAGTACTTCCGATTTAAGTGAAGGTACAAATGAATATTTTACACAAGCAAGAGCTAGAGGATCAGTAAGTGTTGCGTCAGGAAATGGATTAACATATAACTCTACTACTGGAGTTCTTGGGACCAGTGCAATACCTAATTCTCAGTTAGCAAATGATGATGTAACTATTGGAAGTACTGCGGTTGCACTTGGAGCTACAGCATCGACGATTGTTGGATTAACTTCTTTAGCCTCAACTACATTAATTTCTGGAGTTGCTGATGCTGCAAATGCAATAACAATTGCTAGTGGGCAGATAGTTTTTGAAGGTTCGACAGCTAATGATTTTGAAACTACTTTAGTTGTTACTGACCCGACTGCAGATCGCACTATAACTTTTCCTGACAATGGAGGAACTGTTGCTTTAACAAGTGACATTGTTTATCCAGTAACTCTAAATAATTCTGTAACTCTTACAAATAAAACTCTTGCTCTTGGATCTAATACAATATCTGGAACCTTAGCTCAGTTCAATACTGCTGTTACTGATGCAACATTAGTTTCTACAACAGGATCTGAAACTTTAACAAATAAATCTGTAAATTTAGCGAATAATACTTTAACTGGAACCTTTGCTCAATTTAATACTGCTGTTTCAAATGCCACATTAGTTTCTACTACAGGAACAGAAACTTTAACAAATAAAAGTCTTACTGCTCCAACTCTTACAGGATCTTCTAGTTCAGCAGGAAGCATTATTTTTAAAGAAGATACTGATAATGGAACAAATTCTGCAACACTAAAAGGACCTGCATCGACTGCTGATGTAACTATAACTCTTCCAGCTGAGACAGGGACAGTTCTCACCACAGCATCTTCAATTGCTAATAGTAATCTTGCTAACAGCTCATTAACTATTGGTAGTACTGGAATTGCTCTTGGGGGAAGTGCAACAACTTTTACTGGATTAGCATCAATAACTTCTACTGCAGTTGTTACAAATGACAGCGGATTTAGAATTAGAAATAATTCAGATAATACGAAAATTGGAGCTTTTAGTTCTGCCTCTATTACAGCTGGTCAAACACGCACATTAACATTTCCTGATGCAGATGGAACTATAGCAACTCTTACTGGAACTCAGACTTTAACCAATAAAAGTTTGACTGCACCAGTGTTAACAGGATCTTCTGCTTCAGCTGGAAGTATTGTTTTTAAAGAGGATACAGACAACGGAACTAATTCAGCAACTCTTAAAGGACCAGCTGCAACAGCTGATGTAACTCTTACCTTACCAGCTTCGGATGGCACGGTAAGCACTGAAAGTTTTGCTACCGCAATAGCAGTGGCTTTAGGATAGTATTATGGCAACCCAAGTTCAATTTAGAAGAGGAACAACAGCAGAGCACTCAGGATTTAAAGGTGCTGATGGTGAAGTCACAGTAGATACCTCGTTAAAAACTGTTGTGGTTCATGATGCAATATCTAATGGAGGATTTCCATTATTAAGACAAGATGGATCTAATTCTGCTTTAGCACTTGGATCTGTTACTAATTGCAGTTTAAAATTTCAAGGAGATCCTAATACAGGTTTAATTAGTCCATCTGCAGATAATATATCTTTAGTAACTGGAGGAGTTAGCCGTCTTACAATAGATTCTAATGGATCAGTCTCAATACCAGGAAACTTAACCGTAACAGGTGCGTTGACTGTAAGTGGAGCATTTGATTCTACTGACCAACTTGCATTAATAATAGCTCTAGGCTGATATGGCAAATACCTTCAAAAGTGACACAAAAACAAACGTCGTAACAGATGCTGTAAGTAGCACTAATACGAATGTTGTAACATGTGGAGGAAGTGCAACCATTGTTCTTCTCAGTGTCCTTGTTTCAAATACAACAGGAGCCAGTGCTCAAGTTGATGTTTTTCTTGTAACGGCTGGTGATGATGTTCACCTTATAAGAAATGCTCCAGTTCCAGCAGGAAGTTCTTTAGAACTTATAAGTGGATCAAAAGTAATTATGGAAGCTAATGATATTTTAAGAGTGAGGGCTGGTACAGCAAGTGCTTTAGATGTAACTGTAAGTTATCTAGAACAGACTTAAGGAGGTATAACAAATGGCTCTTAATCAAGTTGGTTTAGAAAGACTAGGTACATCAGTTACCGATAAGATTGGTGAGAATAAAAATTTAATAATTAATGGAGCTATGCAAGTGGCTCAACG